CAGCAAAAGAACCGCTATCAGCGAATTGGCTCAATCATCCAGACGCAACGGGGGGAAATGCTCAAGTTGGACGTTATTCCGTTGCGTGAAGGTGGGTGGGATGGCTGGGCGTACTTGAATGACCCAAAGCCGAAAGAGTATCAAGGCCTGCCAAAAGACAATGATGATGACTCTATCCCCTTCTGATCATGAAGCTAACGCCAGCTTGGAACTGAACCGAAAAACTAAAGAAATTATGGGTGCATACGTTGAGCGCGAGAAGCTGGCTGGCGAGGTCAAGGCAGCAGAGAACAACCTCTGGCAGCGCGGCAAGTACAAAACGGGTGACGGTGACTACACCGCACAGGTGCCACGCGAGGGTAGCCTTGTGGCGTTTAGCCTGCCGAGCCGGGGGAATCGGACATGAGTACCACAGGAGGCCCAGCGTTTCCGGGCTTGCACCCATCCAAAGAATGTCACTTTCAAGACTCAGGCATGACCCTGCGCGATTACTTCGCGGCGAAGGCAATGCAGGGTATTTACGCTTGTCCTGACCACGTAACAGAGCCTGACGGAAGTGGTGGTCCTGATCCTTTAACGGATAGCGACATTGCCCGACTGGCCTACGCAATGGCAGACGCAATGCTGAAAGCGAGGGAAGCATGAACGACCACAACCAAGACGACGAGATCGAAGACCTCTACAAACCCGACTGGCTTGCACTAACCATTGCGGTAGCGATCACCACGATCTCGCTGGCAGCGTTTGCTTTCCTTGTGGGGTACTTGACATGACTAAAGACGACATCATCAAGCTGGCGCGGGAGTGTGACATCGGGAGAGTGTGCGGACCTCTTGACACACTGCTGAATTACGAATGGGAAATCCTTCAACACTTTGCCAACCTTGTTGCCGCCTACGTAATGGCGCAGCCCTGTTGTGGAAACTTTTCTACGTGCCAACAGTTTTGTATGCCGAAAGGTGCGGCTGTCGAACGCGAGACGATAGCGCAGATGTTTGACGCAGTGCCTGAACTGGTTCCGTTTGCCAGACGCGGTGATGGCGGCTGCATCATGTGCGGGTTTAGTACAAGTCACGCGGCAACTGCCATCAGAGCAAGGGGGAATACGTGAAAGAAAAAACCAAAGAACTAGCAGACTCTGTTGGCGCTGTATACCCCGTGCTCTTCATGGGGCGGCATGATGGCGTACTGTTTACAGAGACTGAGTTGGAGACGTTTGTTGCGTTAGTTGCCGCTGCCGAACGTGAGGAATGCGCTGCAATGTTTGACAACCACAACGTCTGGGATGAGGAAGTTGGTGAGCGCATCAGAGCAAGGGGAAACACATGACTGACAGAGAAGTAATGCAGCAGGCACTGGAGGCGTTGGAACGCGCAGACAAAGACGACTTTTGGCGTGAGCAACGTGATGCCATCACCGCCCTGAAAGCCGCGCTGGAGCAGCCAGAGCAGGAGCCGTTTGCGTTTTGCTACGTCAAAAAAGGTAGAAGCGTTGACATCCTGACTTTTGATGACGCGCCTAGTGATGCAGTTGAAGGCACACTATTCCCCCTCTACACCACCCCGCCAGCAGCACAGCCTGAGAACGGAGACATCCGCGCTTTGAAATACCGCATCCATGAGCTTGAAGGAGAGGTTATCGGGTACAAGCGGATGATTGAAGAGGCGGCGCTAAAGAAACTTGCTGACCTTGGGCAAGAGATTGAGCAGGGGCCTACCTGCCCCGAGTGTAAAGCCGCCGTACTTTACGAGTGCGTGGCTTGCAGCAGCAACAACTATCCACCTAAGCCAGAGCAGGCACTGAGCAGGGTGGATGAGCCGAAAGTCACACATGAGTCAGCGCATAGCCGAGCAATCAACGCAGCACACAAGCTAATGCTTCGCAAAACCTGCGAGCGTTGCGGCGCTGAACTTATGAGCGACATGACAAATACCTGCTACCAATGCAATCAGGATTAACTATGAACGTCAGATCACAAACAATGAGAATGGTTTTGAACGCAATGAACCGTGTCGAGCAAGACTGGCAACGCAGCGGTAAACCCAAGGACGAAATGATTGACCCAGAAGCACCTGTAGTCGTGCAGTGCGGCGACTTTGGTTATCACATAGCCAGCATCGGCGGCGACGGGGACATTGATGGTTTTGTCATCATGCTCAAACCCAATCCTGTGGGCGAGTGGCGCGGCATGGAGTACATCAAGCTATGACCAAAGAAATATACCAATGCCCCTCTTGCGGAGGCATCTGCAAGAAATCAGGCTGTGAACGTGCAAATGTTCAGCCAGTGGTTAACCAGTTCAACAGAGCCATCGAAGCCAAACTGAAGGAGCTCAACATATGACTAGAGATGCTGAACAAGAAGTAAAGCCTTGCAAGTTTGTAAACGGGGCTTGTGTGAATTGCGAGGCCACTGAGCGAGGAGATTGTCAGGGCTGGGTTAGTTCGCCCAAGCGTGAGTGGGTAGGTCTGACGGATGAAGATGTAAACAGAGAGTCCGCCATGATTGCGTCAAAAATGAAACTGGCATTCCACGCTGGGATGTACGTTGCTCAACAGATATTGAAGGAGCGCAATCATGGCTGAAAAAAGATGTGTATATAAATGTGGCGCTTGGAACTGCGGCAGCTATCAATTTAATTTATACAAAGATGACATTGACCAAGGTGAGTTGTGCGATGTGCATTACTGGCAAACAAAAGCACAGCGCCAGTGGGTAGGGCTGACGGATGATGAGATTACTGAAATATACGAGATGGGTCTTGGAGTGCGAGCCAGCATTGAGACTGCCTTGGACAAATTAGAGGAGCGCAACACATGAAAATAGCGAGTAGTGAACTTGAGCATTTGCGTGAAGAAGTGAGGAACTGCCACCAGATTATTAAAGACTTGCAAATGAAACGTGAGTGGGTAGGTCTGACACCCGAAGAGATACTTGATTTGTTTGACAGGAACAATGTCTACGGCAGCAAGTGGATCGAGTTTGCCCGTACTGTAGAAGCCAAACTGAGGAGCAAAAATGGTCACTGAAAACGACGAGTTTGAGCGAATCGAGCGCGAGATTAAATGGCGGAAAGAGAAAGCTGACTCCGACTTGATGGTTGTTTACTCATTGAGGCTTACCAAAAGCCAGCGGGTCAAGCTGCTACAACTCGGTGGGCCGCAGTGGATAAGGAATCAGATTGAAAGATCTGCCTAACTTTGCAGCCTGGGAGAGGACAACGCTAGATAGGTTTGCCTTGGACGCTTACCTACGGCTACAGGCCCAGCAAGAGGCACTTGAGCAGTTGCGCGGTGACCTCAAGGATGCAATGCAGCTACTACGCAAAAACCCGAGTTCCCTGTCGGTCAATAATTAGCGCTTGCCGCCGAGGTTTGTCAGCAATGCTGATATGCGTCCATCCACCACCAGCCACTGGGTCTGAGAATTCTCTGATGATCTGGTCATAGGGCAGCTTGGCTGCAATGATTGCCCTTACCACAGCATCAGGAGCCATCCCAGGAACTTTAAAGTCAGCAGCTAACCCTAGCCTATGTTGAGAGGTGTCTTTGCTGCCCACAGCGTCATTAACAGCCTTGCTGCGGAACGCTGAGTTGATCATGATCGGCTTGCCGCCCAATGTGGTTTTGACAGTCTCCAGAAACTCAGCCAGCCTTTGCAGGTTTGCCATTTCCTGCGCGTTTGGAGTGTTATCTAGGCTACGGTGATCAGTGTGCGTCAGTTCCTCAAGTGTGAAATGCGGTGTCATTTTTTACTTAGCAAATCAGTCTTGGCTTGGGAGCCAGCACTAGAGCCAAAATAATAGGCGATTATCCCCGTCCAGGCTGTACCAAGACTGCCCAGCATCATCAGGATGGCGGGGTTGCTGCTGTCGATCTGGTTGAAAAACATCATCACCATAATGCCAAAAAATCCCAGCGTCACAGCACTAGCCAATAATGGCGGCATCATTGACCGAGTCGTGGCCTGCATATCTCTTGCGCTCTTGCGGTCTTCAACCTCTAGCTTTTCAAAGTTCAAGCCAAGTTCTTGTGCCTGCTTTTGCAGTTCAATCTCGGCTAGTTTGACCTGGGCAATCTGCTCTGCGCTTAATTTGTTGCTGCTGATCATGTCCTGCACCTGGTCAGGCTCTACGCCAATGGCTTTGGATATAGCTGATACCGCCATGCCAGCTAGGGGGCCACCTAGTGCGGTGGCGATCGTTGGTGCAATCTGTTTGAGCCAGTCCATTATTTCTCCAATAAAAATGACAGGTTTGCGTGGCGGGGGTATTGAACGACTCGCTCACCCTCTGGGCATTTGTATTTGATCGTTGCCAGCAGAGTAGCTGACCCAGGTGCAATTTTCTCTTTTCGCACCATCGTCAACTGGTACGTGAACGTATCAATCTGTGGCCCTGCTGGGCCGCTGAATTTGCTTGCTGTTGTCGTTGCCTCATGCACCATGCCCGATGCGTCACGGACGCTTGGCGTAAAACTTTCCACTGAGCAGTCATCACGCTTTTTGATTCGGGCAACGGTGACAATGATCGGCTGTCCAGCGGCTGCTGTAATTTTGAAATGCTCTGGCGCCCACTCAAGGATGGCCCGGTCAAACCAACCAAACTTATCGGCAAGGGTGTAACCGCCGCCAATGGCTGCAATGCTGGCTGCGACTGCTCCAATGGCCTTGGTTAAGTCAATCATTTTTTCCAGAATTGAACAAATGAAAACACTATCGCCGCCGCCGCCCATATGCCGACGCCACGGTTTACCCACTGATCGACTTTGCGGTCAACGCGCTGCAACATGGCATCTTGCACACTTAGCTGCGCTTCAACAGCACCGATACGGACACCTTGGTTAGCCTGCCGTTCTTCAATCAAGATCAACTTGCCAACGGCATCGGTCAGCTTGTCAACCTTGCTTTCAAGGCGGCGGAAGTCATCGTCTGTCACAACCCTTGTCCCGGCGTGATGTAAACAGTAGCCGCTGCGCTCGATAGGCCGCTGAAGAAAGTGTTTATGTTGAATCGCAGGATCTCAACAGCACCAGGCAGCAGCACAATGGCAGCAGTAGGAACGCCAGCAGTAGGAGCCACAGCGTTTGCCGTTGCAACTGCTGCGCTACCACCAGTACCCAAGAACACGGTTGTCGCTCCAGCATTGATCAAGCGAAACTGTCCAGCATTCTGCGCGTCTAGCTTGCCGTTAACAGGTGCTTGGATGCCGGCCGGCGCAACAGCAGCTGCTGCTACAACGATGGTTTGGCCAAGAGGCGTGAATGCAATTTGTGAATTGTTCATTGTGGTGATTCCATTACTTAATTAAAACTTCGGCCTGTCGTGCCTCGACTTCGTAGGGGTTGGCCCAGTAGCCGTATCGTATCAGCCAGTACCCGTATTTGATAGCGTAGACCAGCTTACCGTCGCGTTGCATCTGCTCCAGGTGCTTTTGTTCGTGAC